AACTGCAGGAACATTTAATTTACTCAACCAAAACACATTTACTGGAACTACAAATATTAGTAATTATGCTTCAACAATTAATGTTGGCAATTTTTCTACCAATTCCGCCATTAGAATTGGCAATAACATTGCTTCTACTGGTTCTTCAACTATTAGCATTGGCGGAGCTTTTAACACAGGAGAAACGTTTAGTTATGTTTCGTTTGATTCTAAATTAACAAGAGTTGGTGGTGATCTTGCCCTTAGCTACTTAAGAGGTATTGGTTCTTCACTCAAGATTACTGTCCCTACCGGCTCTACACTTGATGCCTTTAATGAAGCAACGGTTGTCAATCTTGCTAACAGTGCTTCCACCATCAGATTTGGTGGTCAGGGTGGTACTACAACTATTAGAAATTCTCTCAATGTTGATGCTAGCCTATCAGTTAATGGTAATGTAATATTGCGTGGTGGTTTATCATCATTTGATTTCAATGGTTCTAGAGCACAACTAGGAACTTCGGCACTTGCTTTAACTGGTCAGGAAGCAGCACCGCTAGATAAAACTGTTGACCTTATCACTATCGTTAATGGCAATTCTATTAGTCCAAATTATTTCGTAAATCAAATTGATACTCCTGGTTCTGGTGATTGGGGTGGAGCAGGATTCCGAGATGAAATTCTTGCCTATTCATTACCTGCTCTTAGTGGTAACAATTATTATCTACCACTACTTACTGCTCCAAGATATAGTGAGGGGGATTTCCTCTTAATTGATACACAAAATGGAAGTAAGCACCCAGAGATTGTTAAAATTCCTACTGGGGGATTAGTTAAAACTGAAGCTGCTCCATATTATATCAAAGTTCAAAGGCAACCACTTGGTACGTTTACTCCAACTAGAGCAGATCATGATGATTTAACTTATGTAAGAAAAATTAATGTTGCTCTTGACGCTACTTGGATCAAAAACAATATTGATAATACTGGTGGCACCGATCTATTCCAACTTGCAGAATTTGGTGGGCAATTGGCAATTGGTGATTATATCATTGTTCAAAGAAATAGTGCTGGAACTGTTGGTGAATTTGTTAAGATTAATTCTTCCAGCAATACTGTTTCAAGAAAATTAACTATTACTGATGGTGGATCATCACCTTTATCTGTATTTCAAGTTGATTCGGTAAATGGTGATACTACAATTGGTAATCCTAATATTGCTAATAGTGGAGATTTAACAGTTTATGGAACATTTACTCTTGACGGAAAAGATTGTACTTCTAGAAATGCTACCCAAAAATTAGTATTTAAAAATACTCTCACCGAAACAGTTAGTATTGATAGTTGTACTGGTGATGCGGTTTTTGGTAGTCAAGCTGCGGCGGTATTTGTTTTGGGTGGGTATTTTAGAACAACTCCTATTGCCCATACTACAACTGATCCAGTTTATTCCTATCGTTTTTCTCCAATGGCTGGTCAGCCAGGTGGACCTAGTACATATATAACTACTGCAATTAATACAAACACAGTAAATATTCCAGTAGCTAGTATTAGTGGATTTAAAATTGGTGATTTGGCACTGATTTCTTATGATGATGTTGCTTGCGAAATTATTAGAATTACTTCAGCACCATATAGACTTAATGGAATAAATTATTTACCAACTGAATCAAATTTAGTATATCCTTCTGGCGGTAGAGCACAAGAACAAACTAGCGCATTATCTGGCGCCGTGAATTATACAGTATGGAAAATTGATAAAGATCCTAGAACAACAACGTTAATTTATAACATCCTAGCTACTGGAAGAGTTGGGGTCGAATCTCCGAATACTAATGGAAATAAAATTAGGATGTATTTACTGAACGGTGATATGGTTCAGGAAAAGGTTGATTATAGTCAGTGGCTTAGAATTGGAACTGAAATTTTCCTTGTTGACAGCATTAGTGGAGCAGTTGATCCAGTATTTGGCACAAAATTACCAAAATCTATTAGAAATTATACCCAAACCGGAGAACCTGCTGAAATTGTTCCATATTTTGGCGGTGGCAATCTCACCGCAAATGGAGATGTTACAATCAATAGCGGAAACCTCAGAATGTATGGTAGTGATAGCAAAACACTAATATTTAATGTTGCTAATGATGATGGTCATGCTGGAGATGGAGCTGTTGGAGATAGAATAACTGGAAAGGATGGATTATATTTAAATGGATCTCTCCGAATGTATGGTGATTTATTTGTTTATGATGAAATAGCACAGGAAAATGAAAGACCAAATACTACAATATTGAGAGTTGATAAAGTTGATAAAAAAGTCAAGATTGCCAATGGATTGTATATTGCTGGGCAAGTAAGAACAGTGCAAAGTTCACTAGAACCTATTTTACACATTGATAATTTGGGATCTGCTGGTGCTGGTACTACTGGACCTAGAAACTTTAAGATGTACCAAGATGGATCAATTGATGCATTTGGTATTAACCAATATTTTACTGCTAAAGGTGGAAGAAGATGGACTTACGTTGCTCAATCAAGCACTGGAGTTGGTCAACAAACAACAAGTCCTTTACAACCAAATAATAATTATCTGTTAAATTGTACTGCTGGCGGCAATATGGTTTTATACTTACCAAATGATGCCAGTACTGGGGACATGATTAGATTTATAGAAATTTCAGGAAATCTTCAATATAACACAAATCTTGTTATTAGAGCACTTCCAAATGGAATTACTCCGATTGCTATTCAAGGAGACACATCTGGAACTAAACTTAGTGCCGGTGCATCTTTATTAACATCTTCGTGGGGCAGTGGAGAACTTATTGTTCAAACTAGAAATGCTTCATTTGGATTACTTTATGTTGGTGATTCTGATGCTCCTGGCACTGCAGGTGGTACATCTATTCCAACCAATTTACAGGGTTGGTGGTTGACGGAGTTATAAACTATGGCAGCAAGATATAGTACTATAAAATCTTTAAAATTTGCTAAAATTGGAACTATTATGCCTTGGAGTGGTGATGGTTCCGATGGGTTCACCCCTTCAAATATTCCTAAGGGGTGGGTAGTTTGTAATGGAGCGTCTCTTTCGGCATCAAGATATCCTTTATTAGCTTCTATTATTGGCAATTCTTATGGAGGAACTAATTTTACGGGACAATTTCCTGAATATAGTGGTTCATTTAGAGTTCCTAATATAAGTGCAAGAGTTTTGATGGATTTAGAACCAAATATGTTAAATGAACCAAAATATCTTTATAATCAATATGATGCAAAAAATGTTTTGGGTACTTTAGTTAAAGATGACGGATTTACTACTCCCATTAATACTCTTGTTCTTTCCGAATCAGACATTGTTTTTTCGTTACAATCAATTGATTCTGGTATAATTAATGCTGTTGATAATATTGGGCCAGTGTCCACTGCCCGAAAGCCTGGTACATATGGTCCAATTGCTGCTAAAGGAGGTACTGGAGAAGGAGCATTATTTACGGTTGTGGTTGCAAATGCTGGTGGTGGATTAGGTGGCGCTGTTACTATATCAATAAATTCTGGTGGTCAGGGATATCGTGATAATGATGTTCTTAGTTTTTTTGATGTATTACTTGGAAATGGTGGGGCTCCGGCATTAACATTTCAGGTAAATAATGGATCTCCTGCGACAAATGCTGATTTGACGTTTTCTGGCAAAATGACAGATATTGCAATATCTAATCCAGATTTCAATACTAGTATTTACACAATTCCTCGAAAATTAGGAATTAATCATATGCCGGGGCACCCACATCCTTCTACATATCCATATGCTCAAGCTAATAGTACTGGTCCCATGGAATTTAGACCATCAAGCACAACAACGGGAGGAACTGTTTCTGGAGAATGTGATGGATATGGATATGTTGATTGTTCTTTGAGTGATATAAAAACAGCACCAACTTGGCAAGATGGATATGTTTTGGCGACATATTTTGGTGATGAGTTAGCTGAAAATACTATGCCAACTACAGACAAATTTTTATATTTTCCTGCAACTGGAAATTATGATTACAGTAAAGTTCCAAGTAATTCAGCCCCACAAAGAGCAGTTAATGGTACAACTTATACTGCTACTTTTGCAGATACTCCAAATAAAAATCATCAGCAAGATGCCTGGACTGGATTGTTTCCTAAACCATCTGCAAGTCATGGAAACAGAAGAAATTATTTTGGTATATCTACACTTCCAACAACTCCGCCAGCAAATCCCGACGTACTAACTGGATTTCAAGTCCTTAACGTATCAATGCAACCAGGAGTATCTAAACTTAGATTACCAATTGGTACTGATTTGGGAACATTATTTGATAATATTGTTCCATTCATGTGGGTGTTTGGATCTGGAACTGGAATACCATCAGGAACTCAAGTTTTAGGTATTACTAGAGTATCTGGGACAACAGTATTGACTTATGTGTATGAAATTGAACTTAGTAATACTACTACAGATACTGCTTCAGGAACAGAAACTTTAACATTTAAACACGGCACTTATCCAACTACTATTAATAATGCTAATGCTGCTTTAGATCCAACTAGTAATTCTTTTACTGGACACGGACACGGAACATTTGATATTGCTATGACCAGAGGAACTCTCAATCCGCCCCCAACCTTCCCAGTAAATAATGTTGCTATTAATAATGTTTATCCAGAACCATTGAAAAATGCTTTAAATATTGTTATAAATACCTCAGCTCCTTCTGTAAACATCACGTACATTATGAGGGCATATTAATGGCTAGATTTTATTCCCAAGAAAGGGGTAAATATGGTACTTTGAGCGGTACAATTATTATTTGGCCGGTGCAATATAATGTTGATCCCATTTCTGCAGAAAATAAAGCAATTTTACCTGCCGGATATTTAAAATGTGATGGGTCAAAATATAACGCTGTTTCCTATCCACAATTAGCAGAAATTTTAGGAGTTGGAACTGCTACTAAATTTTTAAAAAGAAATTTATCTGGGGATCCTGTCTTTCAAGTTAAAGATACAGAATTTGTTGTTCCTGATTTAGGATCAAAATTTCCTAGACCTGTTCCTGGTCCAGATGCTGGATCATATAATAATGTTTTAGAAGAAAATGGTGTTGGCATAGAAGTTAAAAAATCCGGCATCGGTATTACTGCCGAATCTGTAGTTGGAAATACCGTTCGGTTGTCATACGCAGGAAAATTTTCGTTGCCTTCACAAACTATTCCGATTGTTGGTAAACCAGTTTGGACTTCTGGTTCCAATAATTCGAAAAGAACTGATCAGTCGGAAGTTGAATCTAGTGGTATTTACTCACACATGCACTTTAGTACTACTAAAAGAACTAGAATTAAATCAGCTAATACTGTAAGTTCTAATATTGAACCATCTACCGGAATATGTTATTACAAGGTGGGTACTACTGTAAATATACAAAATTGGCTGGTTGCCACTACTCACCCAGATGCTTCTTCTTATCCAGGAAGCAATCAACCTGCGTGTTGGGTCATTGCTTCTAATGATTCTGCCCGAGCAGCAACTGGCAATACAAACCCAACTACAACGACACTTTTGGGTATTACTACACTATATGAAAAATATACTTATAATGTTTGTTGGAACGATGGAGATAATATTTTTACCGATTTAAAATATAATTGTTTGTTAACTGCCCCAGCTACTTACCAAATTGGTCAATCTGGATATTTTGGGTCTGCTGGTGCTCAAAGAAGAAAATGGTTGCCATCTGTTCCTTTAATTGGCTGCACTAATTTTGGAGAATTAGGAAGAGTTGGCAATGGAAGTACACCAAGTACATATACTACCGGCACAGCTCCTACTGATTGGAAAGATATTTCGTTAGTTGATGTTGTTCCGTTAAATAGTAATAGTAATTCATCACAAACTCGGGGATATTCTCAAGTAGAAAATAGTATGACCGAAGTAAGCTCTCCTGCTAGTTTGTATACCGGAGATCCTACTGTACACAATCATGGAATTGTATTGGAGAGAGGAGAACAAGCATATAATTTAATTACAGAATCAGTTTTAATTGAACCAGATGCTTTAAATACTCAATTAACTCTTTCCACAAGTAATGCAGTTTCTCTCGATGCAGTAAGCTCTCCTTTTATCATCATGGAATATTTAATTAAGATATAAAATGCCAGACCCAAATCCAATTTATAGAAATAAAAGAAAAAACTATTACTCGGATAAATCTACCGATTCGTTTCCGATTGGCAGCATAATTCAAGTATTTAAAGCAAAATCAAATACATTTGATAATGCATTTATACCTACTGATGCTCCGGTAGATGGCACAACAGCCTATTTAAATAGAGCAGGCAATGCTAATCCAGGAGACAATCCAGATTATCAATATGAGGGTTATTTGTATTGTGATGGATCCGAATATAATATAAATGATTATCCAGTATTATATTCTATTATTGGAAATGATTATGGAGGAACTCCAGGAACTGGAGTATTCAACTCAGTAACTATAGCAGTTACTAGAGAAAATATTTTTAATATTTGGCCATCTAATACTTTGGGAACTTTTAAAGTACCTGATTTAAAAGCCAAAAAAATTGTTGGTAATGGTCCAGTTTGGGGATCTGGATCTCCGACAGTCGGTTTAAATGAACTAGAAGTTGGATTGGGTTCTGTTGGCGGTAATTGGTATTTAAGTAAAGCATCGCAAAAACAACAATTTTCTCTTGGTAAAATTACAACTACTGGTTATACTAATGTATCTACAACCGTGCCTGCATACGTTAGTGGTTCGCAAATTGTTCAAGTAAATACAAGTTTAACCAGATTAACTGGGCCGCCGGATCATACCCATTTACTATTACATAGTGAAACTTCCGAAGATGATTCTAGACCACAAAGAGGATTGTTTGACAGTTATTTGAGAAATTATAAAACAAAACAGGGGAAAATACTAAATTTCTCTCCTTCTGGTGGACTGGCATTTCAGCATAGTCATGGATTAGCTAGAAGAGCATTAACTGATACTACAGTTGCTACATACGATACATTTAATTATCTTGGTGGAGATGAAGGTGTCGGGAGTATCAAATCTCCTGGATATTATTGGGCATCAACTGGACTTAGTGGAGGAGGTTCTTTTGAACAAGTAACTTCTACTGACGACCCAGCATTTAAAACTTTTACATCAAATTCTGTTGTTGGCGGGGTGCAATTTTTTAATCCAGGAACCGCAATTTATCAAAATACTGGACAAGAATATACTACTGCAGTAACTGGAGAAACACTTAATGTTCCTACTGATTGGAGCCAATTGCGAATTGAGGTAAGTGGGGGATCTGGATCTGGCGCTGTTGGTAGTTTACCTGGAAATAGTGGAGGTCAAACTAGAGTTAAGCTTGGCGATGGATCTATTTTTACAATAACTGCTACTGGCGGCAGTGGGGGAGGAGCATCTTCAACCAACCCAAATTCTAATACAGGTACAGGTGGCCAAGCTGGAGTTAATGGATCCGCTAGTACTAGTGGATCATTGTCGTCTTCGTTATATGAATTTACTACAATTACTTCGGCAGAAAATGTTCAGCCGACAAATGGAGGTGCAGGACCATTTTGGAAAGGAATATATAATCAACAAAGTGATATCCCCAGCGGTAATAAATCTGAAGGTGGTAGAAATGGTGTTACCACGGGAAGTGCTGGGGAAACTAGATTTATCTCAAATTCAAATGCGGCTTTAACATTTGGTCCGTACACTTCTGATACTACAGTAGTAATTGGTAAATCACAACCATATTATATTTTTGGCAGCCCATCTTTTGAACTTTGGGGAGGAAATGGCGGGTCAGTTGGCACATTTGGCACCGAGGAAGGTTCCTGCACTCCTACACCTGGACTAGGTGCGTACTTAAAATTTGGGCTCAACCAAATAACTCAAGCAGGAACTGGAAAACTGATATATCCTTCTTATACTTGGATATTTACTATTGGTAATACGCCAACATTTGATCAAAGATCTCCTGGCGGAACTGGATATTCTAATGGAGGAGTTGGTGGTTTTGGTTATGGCAGTCAACGTTCTGGAAAAGATGGTGGCGCTGGTGGTGGATCTACTATGGCAGCAATTTCTGTTGGTAGTAGTCAATCTGTCGTTGCTGGCGCTGGTGGTGGTGGTGGTATGGGGGGATGGGACGAAAGATATGTAATTCCACGAGATTGTAATGGTCCTGGCGGAAGTGCCACTACGTTAGTACCAACAACTGATATAATTTTTGGTGGAGCTGGACTTCCTGGCGGTAGTGCCGGTTGCGTCGGCGGTGGTGGCGGCGGTGGTGGCGGCGGTGTTGGTCCCAAAGAAGGTGGGGCTGGAACTGGTGGAGCTGGCGGCGGTGGTGCGGCATCTCACGGCGGTGGTATTGGGGGCACTGCTGGGGGTAGTGCTATCGACACCAATGTTGCCACAGTAACTGGGTTTGATGTAAATTCTAATTATTCTAGTGGAGCAGTTCTTGTTACCGCATCTGAAGATCGTAGTTACTGGCAAGGCTGGGGTGGCGGAGGTGGTGCTGGTGGAGTGGGCTTTGTAGTAATTAATAGAAACAGTGTTAGCTCTATTACTGATATAACTATTGATGTTGGTGCTGGGGGAAATGCTCCTTCTGGAGGAACTGCTGGACAAGATGGGTTTGCCTCTGTTATTTTTCAAAAAATAGTTGGGTATGATAGTGGAAGTACAGGTACTTCAGTTGGCGATATTATAGAATCTGCTAGTTCTGGAATTACTACAATTTCTAGTTCTGGATCAGGAACGGGAAGTTCTGGTGGATTTAAATTGCCGACTACTCAAATTCCTGAAGTTGTTATCGGAGCACCAGATGTTTCTTCAGGCACTCAAGCAACTGCCACTGCCGTTGTTTCTAATGGAAGGGTTGTAACTGTTAATATTGTTGATGGTGGTAGTGGATATACTAATGTTCCTCCCGTATACTTTTATGGTGGAGCTGGAGCTGGAACAACTGCTCTTGCTCAAGTTACTTCTGGCGTAGTTACAGGAATTAATATTGTATCTAGTGTTGCCCATACTAGATACGTTAAAATTGGTGGTTCTGATTTAGAAAGATATATTATTTTAAAACAATTTAATACTACTAAAGTTGAAAAAATAGCAATAAAAGTTGCCCGAGGTAATGGTGAAAATGGCGGGGATCTTCCTGAACAAGGAGGCGATGAATTATCAATTTATTATAATATTGACGGCAGCAATAGTTTTCCCTATTATATTAGTGTAATTGTTCCTAAGGAAAATTTTGGGAGAACTGATGGATCATCTGGAAATACACAATGGTATACCTATGATGTAGTTTTACCTCCTGCAGCAAAAACTACAACAACCAAATTCAAAATTGTGCAAACCAGATCTACTGCTGACATATCTAACGACAATGCCGGAGACACTGATCACTACGGAATTGCCGAAATTATTTACTATTACGAACAAACAACAGAACTAAAATTTGTTCAAAGTGCTGGCCAATTACCTACTAGCATTGATAAATTAGAATATAAAGTAGAAGGAAACGCAAATAAATTATATACTGCCGGAATGCAAGCATCTGATCTTACATTCTCACTTTCTTCGGCAACTCCACTTATACCATATGCGGCTATTCAACCAAAAGAAAAAATTCCTTTGCTTGAACCATATGCTTTGGTAAAACATATCATTAAAGCATTTTAAATAAATATTTAATAAAAGAAAAAATCATGGTTGTTAGACAAGGATATTCTTTACCAGAATTAATTTTACAATTAAATGTTCCTCAAAGAACAATAATGTATAGGGGAATTGTTCGTGATATTCCCACAAAATTGTTTGAACGTGATTTAGCACCTAATTTGTATCCACTTTGGGATACTGATAAAGACAAATTAATCACATTTACGTGGTATGATAATGAATCCTATGTTTGTGAAAGGAGAAAATTTTTAAAAAATTTCAAAACAAGTGAATATTATTGGCAAAATTATGAAATGGAATCATATGATTCTGCAGATGGAAAGCAGATGTATGAACTTCTAAAAGATACTTTTTATCTGGTAGACTCTTTCGACAGAGAAAATTTTCAACAAGAATTATCAACTTTATATTATCAAACTTCACAAGCAAATTGGGCAAATATACGACTCATAAGAAATTTTCTTTTATCTGATAGTGATTGGTCGGTAGCTAATGACTCTCCTCTGGCAGAAGAAAATAAAAATATGTGGGTAAAATATAGAAAAGAATTGCGTGATCTTCCGCTTACAAATATGCAAAATGATCCCAATATTAAAGCTCAAGATATAAAATTTCCTATCGATCCGTATTTGTTTAAATCTATTTACTCGGCAAATCATCCAGAAGCTGAATACTTAGATACCCCAGAACAATATATTGCAATTTCTTCCTATTATATTGGAACTTTTAGAGAAAGAATGATTCAATATCTTATGGTCAAGGAAGTTACCATGGATCTATATTACAAACAGTTCTTACAAATGCTTCAAACTAGACCAGAAGAACCCGAATATGCTCCAAATCCTGTTGGTAAAGTATTTACAAATGACCAAGAATATCTAGATTACTTGCTAGAAAATGCTAGAAAATCTCTAGAAAAAGAGGGAAAACTTGAAGAAGTTCAGCAAGCTACAGCAGAAATTTTATCTTCAGATCAACCAATTGCGGAGGAACCAATAAATGATTAATCCATATTCTTTTACAAATTTTCTAGATGTATTGTGTGAAAATGCTAAATCTAGTGGATTTTCGTATTTGTTTTTTTACAACCCGTATTTTGCAAAGCTAGAGCAGGATAAAAAAGAAAAAATTTTAAAATATTATGAAGAACACTTACCAGAAGAAGTGTATTACGCAATTAAGCAAGAATTTCAAAATGTTTTAAAATATGTTAGTGCAGATTCTGCTATTGCTGACGCATCTTCGTGGTTTCCTGCAGTTAATTACTTACCAGACAGTGATTACTACTGGCATTGTTATGTTATTTCTCCAGA